CAGTTGCCGCTGTAGTCACAGAGCGACAGGATGGTTTTCACAGAGTGGCGGTGAAGGCTTTAAGGGCTTGCATGGTGGCTGCACACGCGGCTTCTGCGGCATGGCGTTCGGCATCAGATGCGTTGCGCTGCAGGCAGTCGTGATAAATGCCGGTGGCGTGCTTGCGCTCAGCGTGCAGGTAACGGAGCTGTTGGATTTGAGCGGTGGTCATGGGTGGCGTGGTGGTGGGGTCTCCCCCTTGCAGAAAGAGTATACCCCTAAACGCAGAGCATGGCAACCCGCCTCAAAACTCCGGCTGATTCAGCATCAAAAACGCATCACGAGCGCCCTGCCACTCGATCACAGCCTCGTCAACATCCACCTTCTGCAGCGTCGTGCTGCCAGGTCGGCTCCACAGCACACCAGCCTTCTGTATGTACAGCTTTGGCCAGTGCAGGCTGAGCATCCCCAGATACCCGCCTAGCTGCGGGCTCACGTCATACGGACTGGCATCGGCCTTGCCCTGCGTCTTCAGGTCCACCAACACCAGCTGCTGATGATCATCCTTACGTCGCAGTAGGCAATCAAAGCTGCCCGCAATGTTGCGCTCTAGGTCGCAAAGCCGGTACTCACAAGCCACGGCCTCATACGTCTGCCAGACAGAGTGCTCCAGTAGCGGCTCCACCCATTCCTTGTAGTCAGCTGAATACTCCCCTGGCTCACCAGTCGTCAGAAAGTTCTCCAACGCCAGATGCACTGCCTTCCCCCGTGGCTCCCAGATGTGCTTGGTCTCCATGATTCTCCGCATCGCCCATTCGTCCTTCCGGCCCTTGCAGACCTGTGTGACTGAATGACCCAGCCACTGTCCCGTCGGTTGCCATTGGTAACGGTGCGCTTCCTCGTTGAACAGGATCGGCAGCGGCGGCAACCACCGGGAAGTCTCTGGGGTCTGTGACTTGGACTCGTTCTGCTGGTGTGGGCTCATCTCTGAGGGGATTGCGGAAGACGGGTGGTATGAAGCCGGGAATGCGCTTGGCATCCTCCATTGTGATGACCCAGCCCGGTGATGGCACGTCTAGGTCTTGCAAGGTCCAATGCCCGGCAGCAATGCCACGCCTGAGCAGGCTGATTACCTCTGTTGTGTCAAATGCTTTTTTCATTGCTTTCCTGCAACACCGTATTTTTTTAATTGATAAAACACTGTGCTTCTAGGTAGTTCAATAATTCGTGCGATGTCACGAATTGTCCTACCTGCTTTTTTCATTGAAATTATTTGCCTAATTAAATCCTTGGTTACCTTGTGGTTTGTTTTTCCTTCTGGAACCTTGGCTTTTGCAATTACCGGATCTGGCAATCTTTTCTTTTGCTGCCCCTTGAGTACAATGCTATCCGGGTCAAATCCTTCAACCTGCAAAAGATCAAGTGTTAAAAGCTGTTGCGGCTTGCCCCTTCTAAATCTGCTACGCGCCGCGTATAAGTGACCCTTAAGCTCCCACATTTCTTTGTTTCTTGCCCTGCGCTCTTCAAATTCAGCTTGAAAACCTTTGGGGCAAGGAGTATGCAGGGCGCGCTCCATTGTCCATCCACGTCTAATTACCCTTTCATGTAGTCGCCTTGAACCTATGTTGTACTGCTCCGCCCATTCAACCAATTTTTTGACTTCGCCGTTGTATTCCAAATACCTTGTTCTGACTGTATTTCTATTTTGCTGAGCTTGCGTTTCCCACCTGCAATTACCGGGCTCGTAATTACCGTCATTGTCAATTCGCCCTATTGAATAAGTTTTTGATATTTCTTTTTCAAATGGAGGGTCGCCCATGTCCTCCCAAAAGGGCTGAAATTCAAACCATCTCTCGCAAACTATTATTCCTTTGGCGCCGTAGTATTCGTAACTAGGAGAATCAAGGTTGTAACAGCGATCGTGCATTGAATACCAGCGTCGCATCATGTTTATGCGAACAACGTGATTCATCAGATTGCCCTCCAAAGCCGCTCTTTGTCTGCGTGGTCACGCTCTGACGCGGCCATGGGATGCAGGACGTAACGCGCTGCCAGCGGGCTCTTAGGGTCATCAGCGCCCACGTTCGGGCAGAAGGTCATGTACAGGCCCTGATCGTCGTACTTCCCCATGGGGTGCCCGTAGCAGGCGTCCAGAGGTGGCGTGCGCGTGGTGGTGACGGTGTAGGACACTGCGCGGGTTTTGGCGTCAGCCACCTGCCAGACGTACTTGCCCTTGGCGTCCGGTGAATACAGTTTCATGTTGAGTCTCAGTTGATTAACAAAGGACGCGGCTAGTCGTTCTCAATCCAGCAGCCCATATCGGCGCTCCATTGCCGTCCGGCCTTCTGAACCTTGTGCTCTTCAAGCCAAACCTCGTAACGCCCGTCGCGGATCCACCGAAAGGCATCAGGCAACGGCGAGCAAAACTCGCTTGATTTCAGCTTGGCCTTCTGATCATTGATATTCCGCTCAAGCGCAGCAAGCAACTGATCGGCACCTTGGCCACCTTTGGCCACCTTCCACTCTTCATACGCCCGTGGCTTGCTCTGATTACTGGCGCGAGAAGGAGACGACTGATACAGCTTCCACCACTCTTGGAACTCCGGCGCGTACTCTGTCCGATGCCGTTTTTCCACAGGTTTTCTTGCCTGCGGCACAACTAAAGAAGGGTCCTTCCTAGGGGTTCCCTCAGACTCCCTCCCGACACCATCCCCCAAGAAATTAGTTAGTTCAAAACCAAAATTTTCAGGAGCAGAAGACTCAACAGCCTGCAAACCTGAATCTTCTGATTCGTCTGAAGGTTCCGGTGATGCAGGCGTAACTGTAACCTGCTCCGTTGAGTGGTTACCTGTGTTTCCCGCACCGACATGGTACGCGGATAGCTTAGCCTCCCTGTCAACCCCCAATTCGATCAAAAACAAGCAAAACCTAGACAGGGACATGGTTCTGGGCTTGTGACGCATCACGTCTTCGGCCACTTCGTCGGGCAAACGCAGGTCAAGGCGTGTTGGCATGATTTAAGGAAAGTCAGTCATTGCAATGGGTTTGGGCGGCGTTGCGGCAAATTTCCGCGAATCTCGGCAGATCACGGCAATTACCGGCAAGATCCCGCAAATTGCGGGCAAACACCGGTGCAGAGATTAGCCAGATTTTTGGGGCTGGCAAGCGTCCTAAAACACAATTCCACATTCCCTACAGGTCTCATTTGCGTCCCATCAGTCCCAAATACGTCTCAACTGAGTCCCAGATCTCGCCATTCTCTCGTTTTGGGTTTATCCTTTATTCATTCGTTTTTCTGCAACATTGGCGCGTTCAACCGCTGCCGAAGTCAACTTCCGCGTTGACACTATTTACGGTCTTTTGACCGAAGGACAATCGCGTGGGCAAATTGTTCAATTCGGATCGAAACAATGGAATATCACTCCGCGTCAAGTTGATGAATACATTCAACGCGCAAGAATCCGCCTAGAAGAAGATGCCGCCATGACCCGGCCTTCCTGGATAGCTGAAGCCCTTGGTCGTGCTCGCACCTACGAACAGTCCGCCTACAAGCGCGGTCAAACGCAGGTCGCACTCAATGCCATCCAACTCCAAGCCAAACTGATTGGCCTTGAAATTTGAGCCTGCTCGCCAATGCCCTTGGTGGCTTCCTGCTTGAGCCGCCCATCCCAGCAGACCTTCAGGACCAAAAGGACTGGCTGCCATTCGCTGAGCAGCTCTACCAAGGCTTGACCGGCCCTCAACGTCAGGTCTGGGACGCACCCGAACGCTTCAAGCTGCTGTGCTCTGGCCGCCGCTTTGGCAAAACATATTTATGCATCAGCCGCCTTGTCGCGTGGGCCATTGAGCACCCCGGAAGCCTCAATTGGTACGTCACGCAAACCTATAAATCGGCAAAACAAATTGCCTGGCGCCAGCTTCGTGCCATGGTGCCGCCCGAAATGTTTGCCAGAAAAAATGAATCCGAACTGTCCGTTGAATTAAGTAACGGCAGCGTCATTGCCCTCAAAGGTGCCGAATCAGCCGATGCCCTTCGTGGTGTGTCGCTCAGCAGCTTGATTGTTGACGAGGCCGCTTACGTCAAACAGGAAGCATGGGAGATGGTGTTACGACCGGCTTTGTCTGACCAAGGCGGCCCCGCGTGGTTTATCACCACCCCTGCTGGCCTTAACTGGTTTCACGACCTATGGGAACAGGCGCAGGATCAGCCCGACTGGTCAACCTTCAGTTACACCACGATTCAAGGCGGCAACGTCCCTGAAGATGAGGTTGAGGCTGCCCGTCGCACGCTTGACGACCGCACCTTTCGCCAGGAATACCTCGCCAGCTTTGAAACCCTGTCGGGCCGTGTCTACCCCGATTTCAGCGACGACAACATTTCCGATACCGTCCGCGATACCGGCGGCCCAATCCTGTGGGGCACGGACTTCAACGTGAGCGTGCTAGCCGGTGTGCTCGGTAGCCGCGTGGGCGACACACTTCATATATGGGATGAGGTGTCCGTAACGCAGACGAACACGGATGAGGTGTGCGCCATGCTGCGTGAACGGTTCAGGGATCGAAAGCTGATTGCCTACCCGGATCCCACCGGGAGCGCCCGTAAGACTTCATCGGCTGGCCGCACCGACCATGAAATCATCCGCCAGTACGGTTTCGGCGTAGTCAGCCCTAAGGCGCCTTGGGCAGTCAAGGACAAGATCAACGCCACCAATAGCTTGATCCGTAACGCCAATGGCCAGATTCGCCTGTTCGTTCACCCGCGTTGCAAAAACACGATTAAGGCGCTGCGCAACGTGACCTACAAACAGGGCGCTGACGATTACGTGATTGACAAGTCGGCTGGTATTGAGCACTGGACGGACGGGCTGGGGTATCTGGTGATGTCTGAGTACAACCCGCTGTACGCCAACGCGGGCAAGGGCACGGGCATCAGGCTGTATTGACAGACAGCAGGGGTATACCCCATAATTAGGGGACCGGGGGCGACCCCACCACACACAAGACCATGGCCCGCACCTCCATTACCGCCAACATGACCGCTGCTGAGCTGGCCGCATGGAAGGCAAACAACCGCAAGCAGACCGGCGCTCCCGTGATCATCACCGCCGCTGCTAAGCCTGCCCGCAAGTCCCAGCGCCAAGAATGGCAAGAGTTCCACGCCGAAACCCTTGGCATGATCGAAGCCGCTAAGCGTGAGGGCCACTTCCACATCCTGCCCCAACTGCTTCAGCGCCTGAGCACCGCAAACGAAATGCTCAACAATCGCGCACTGTCCTGAACGTCACCGGCCCCTTCGGGGGCCTTTTCTTATGACACAACAACATCCCATCACCCCACCGCCTGAGCTGGTGCAGAATTGGTTTCTTGGCGCCAGAGCGATGCCTGTTGACCAGTGGGTAACTGATGTAGCCACCCAAGCCGCCCAATGGGGCGCCGACATTGAACTGGAGGCGTGCTGTGAGTGGCTGGTCAGCGAAGGGTGGTTCAAATACGAACACGAGGCTGTGGAAGATCTCCGCACCGCCCGCCGCCCCAAGCCGCCGAGCTTGAAGGAGCAGGCGCTTGCATTGCTTGATCCGTCAACCACTTACGGCTCAGTTACTCGGGATACGGAATACAGGATCAGTGTTACTAAGGCTGAAATCATCCGCCGCGCCCTGGAGCAGCTCAATGACTGACCACCCCATTACCCCACCGCCTGAGCTGGTTGAGCAGTGGTATGACGCGATAGACGATGAATCCACATCGTGGAAGCAGCAGCTAGCCGCCCGCGCTGCCCAATGGGGTTACGAGCAGCACGAAAAGATGTTGCTTGACGCTATGCACTCCGTAGTGCCGCAGCCTTACGAACCAGAAGCCGAGTAGCCACCTTCACTAAACTGCACCTGTTCCCGCTCTGCCTTGGCATCGGGCTGATAGAGCCCAAGCCCCTGTGCGTCCTTGAGGCGTCTCACGCTTGGGCCATCAAACCCTTCTCTGTTCTGCCTTGGCATCGGGTTGTCATTTTCCTTATGTCCGCACCCCTCTGGCACGATCTTGAAGCCGCCTTTGATTCCGTTCAGGACAACGGCTCTTACGACTTCAATGAAGCCGCCTCAGCCATGCTCACCGTCATTCAGCAATGGCTTTACGACAACGACTTTGACGATGCTGGCGACGCCTTTGACGACGAAATAACCTCTGCCGATCAAGCCGCGTAAACTTTGATCTCGCCGGGTCGGTTCTGACCGTAAGGCTGAACACCGTGTGTGGCGGTATCGGAGGCCCGGCTTACATTTACGCAATAGAATCAAACTACGGCTAAACGCGGCAGATCATGTACACCGGTTTCAACGCATACGACCGGCTTCTGGCGCACAAGGCCACGCAGGTGCAGGATCCCAATAACGCTTGGGCCGCACAGGAACCGCATTGGATCTTGATTGAAGATCTGATGGAGGGCACATTTGGTATGCGCCGCAAACATCGGCGTTACCTACCGCAGGAACCCCGCGAGCAAGACGAGTCATACGACAACCGCTTAGCCCGTAGCGTCTGCCCGCCGTATTACCAGCGGCTTGAGCGGATGCTGGCCGGCATGTTGACCCGCAAGCCTGTACGCCTTGACGACGTACCAGACCTGATTCGCGAACAACTGTTTGACGTAGATCTACAGGGCAACGATCTAAACATTTTTGTTTACGAATTAGCCCGCAAAATTGTGCGCTACGGCCATGCTGGCGTATTGGTTGATTTTCCCAGTGAAACAGAAAACGAACTGCAGAACATTACGGACACTGCATCACTTCGCCCGTATTGGGTGACCTATACACCGCGTGACATTCTTGGTTGGCGATCTGAGATCACAAATGGCGCACAGAAGCTGACCATGTTGCGTCTGCGTGAGCTGATCGTTGTACCCGACGGTGACTTTGGCGAAAAATACCTAGAACAAATCAGGGTCTTGCGCCCTGGCTCATACGAATTGCACCGGCAGTCAGACACCAAAGGACAATACGAACTGGTGGCAGAAGGCACCACCAGCCTTGATTACATTCCCTTTTCCGTTGCCTATTCCAACCGTGTTGGCCTGCTTGAATCACGCCCGCCGCTGGAAGACATTGCCGAGCTGAACCTAAAGACGTACCAAATCCAGAGCGATCTGGATAACATGCTGCACATCAGCGGCGTGCCAATGCTCGCCTTCTACGGCTTCCCGTCATCTGCCGAGGAAGTATCCGCCGGTCCTGGTGAAGCCATCGCCTTCCCTGCTGAAGGCCGTGCTGAGTACATCGAACCTGAAGGCAAGAGCTACGAAGCGCAGTTCCGCCGTCTTGAACAACTTGCCGGGCAGATCAACGAACTTGGGCTGTCTGCTGTCCTAGGTCAAAAGCTCAGTGCTGAAACAGCTGAGGCAAAACGGATCGACCGCAGCCAAGGCGACAGCACCATGATGGTGATCGCACAGCAAGTGCAAGACCTGATTGATAACTGCCTGCGGTATCACGCTGATTACCTTGGTCAACAGCAATCAGGCAGCAGCTATGTCAATCGGGATTTTGTGGGCGCACGCCTTGAACCCGCCGAAATCCTTGCCCTGTTGCAGCTCTACACCGCAGGCACCATCACACAAAAAACACTGCTGGATCAACTGGCGCAAGGTGAAGTGCTTGGTGATGACTTTGACGTAGAAGAGGAACTGGAGGGCACGCAATCGGGCGGACTGATTGAACTTGGCGGCCCTGAAAACCTTGGCGCCGAAGATGTATCCGGCGAAGAGATGCCCGACGATCAAAGCCCTG